AGCCGTCGCCAAACTGCGCCTTAAGCGTGCGATTACCCCTTTTAACGGTCAGTCCGTATTCACAAGCGATGGCGAAAGTGGGTTGGGTCATGATTTAACGCCTCCCGGCAAGAAGACCACCAGGACGAAGCTCACCTACGATCACTTGCTTTACTGCTCCTTCAATCTTGCGACCAAGACCGGCAGAGTCAGAGCCTGCTCCAGAAGAAGAAGTTTTGCCGTCAGAGCTTACGTTGACCACGATGTTGCTAGTAATTTGATTCCCCATGGCCCCTCCAAGGTCCACAGGAACGCTCTTGCCATCAGGAAGAGGAATGACTGCTTCATTGTAGCGACCTTCGCCTACAAGGCCCAGCGTGGGACCTGTGACGATGCCTCCGTTAGCGAATTGGCGAATGCCAAAGTTGGGCCCAAGAGTGCCAAAACCTTGCGCTCCGCTGTTCTGTAAAATACCTCCACCTGCTCCTATTCCCACTCCTGTCGGCATGGAAACCGCTTGCCCAATTGCCGCGCCTCCTCCAAAGCTCCCTAGTCCTGGAATCAGGTTCATGATCCCTTGAATAAGTTGCATCTTCAAATATTCGGCAATCATCTTCGCCACCATGTCCGCAAATGAATCTGCGAGGCTTTGGAAAAAGCCTGCAAGGGCCTCTCGCGCAGACATGCTGCCAGTGATAATGCCCTTGAAAGCATTGCCAAAGGCATCCCCCATAGATCCAGCAGCAGTCTTGACCGTTTCTTGGGTGGAAATTAGCTTGTCAAACTCGTCTTTAATGCCACGCAAGGTTTCCTGTAGTGACCCCGCTTGAGGGGTGGCGGCCTGAAAAGCCTCCAACGATGCAACTTGCTCTGGAGTGGCGCCAAGTTCTTTGGCTTGCGAGAGTTGGTCTTGAAATCCTCTGCGCTGTCCGCTAATAGCGGCTTGCTGCGGGCTAATAGTCCCCGCAAGAATTGCTGCGTCCTCAAGGAGTCGATTTAACGATAATTGCTGCTTTACTTTTTCATTCAAAGCATTTTTTGCTTTTTTCTGCGCCTCGTTTTCTCTGACTTGCATGTCCAGGTAGCTGCGCTTTAACTCATTGGATAGCTCTGCCGCTTCGTTATCTGCATCCTTTAGCTTGCTGTTAAATTGTTCTTTGGTTAATGATTTTGCAATAATTTCGCTTTCTTTTTTGCGTAACATATTGGCGAAATTTGTTGCCGCTGCTAATTTTATGCGTAGCTGCAAAGAGCTAGATAGCCCCTCTAGGCTTTCGGCTTCCGCTTCGTTACCTTGAAGCCTGGCTGCAGTAATTAGCTCAGTTAGTCTTAACTCTGCCTTGGAAAGATTTACTTTCAAGGTGCTCTCCCATCCAGGGCTCAGCAATTGCTCCAGTGGCATTCTTTTCTGTTTAGCACCCTTGCCCCCTCCGCTACTCCCTCCACCTCCTCCTCCGCCTCCGACAAAAGAGCCTATTGGAGTGCCTATAGCATTGCCCTTGGGAATAATAACTTGGCTTTCTGGACTGCCATATCTGCCATACATTCCTGTTGATTGCGCGCTGGGAACTGATGCGCGACTTGGCAGCGTGGCTGCATAGCCAGCAGCACCAGCGAGCATAGATGCAGCATTTCCCCCGAAAATATTGCGGATCGGAGCAGGCAAGCCGGACCACCAATTGCTGATAATGGAATTCAATCCATTAAAGCCTTCCGCTGCGCTTGTGGAAAGACTCTTAAAGAAATCATTAAAGGCGCCACTAGATACTGCAGCACTTTGTTCTGCCGAGTCGGAAGTATCCTTAAAAACGCTTTCAAATAGCTGCCTGATAAATTCGCCTACAGGCTCAAGTTGAGTGGTTAAATCTTCGTATGCCGTCTGAATACTATCCGTAGCAGAGTTGGCATCTTTAGCCATGCCATCCACAGCATTCTTGAAATCAGAAGCAATAACCCCTCCAATATTGTCAACAAAGTTACGGAATGTTTCATTAGTATCGTAAACCCCTTTGCTCAAGAGCACTAAGCCTGCGATGGTTAGCGTGATTGGCCCTCCAAGTCCAGCCAGCGCAAGCTGCAAAGTGCCTACAGCGCCGCCATATCCGGCTATTGCTGCAGAGGCTGCTGCCATTGCTGGCCCGACAAGTCCCAATGCAAGAGTGACCCCCTTGACTGCTAAAGCCGTCCCACCCAGAAGCAAGATGGTAGATCCTACGGAGGTAATCAGATCTCCATATTGCTCAATAAAACTGCCAACGGCTTGCGCTGCTTGAGAGAATGCCTTGGCCAGTGCAACTAGATTCCCTTCGTTATCTGCAACGACATTTGCAATAACCGATTGGAACTGAGCACCTAAGGGCTGTAGCTCTCTGCCTACAGCCTCACGCATTCTTGATATTGTGGTAGCAAGGCGGTCGCCAGCCGCTTGAGAGCTAGCTGCGATTTCCGAAGCAGATGCACCGTACTCTCCAGAAAGAGTGCGAACAAAGCCCATGAAATCATTTAGGGTTACTTGCCCCTGTTCCAGCATCTTGTCTAATTCCTGCGGCGTCTTGCCCATTGACTTAGCAAAAAGTGCAAAAGCGCCAGGCAATCTTTCGCCGATTTGCTGCCTTAATTCTTCTGCGCTTACTTTTCCTTTGCTAAACACTTGAGCAGTAGCTCTTAATGCACCTTCCATATCAGAAAGCGATCCGCCAGTGCCTCTAATGCCTGCTGCTATGCCAATAAAGGCTTCTTTGGCCAGTCCGATATCTCCACTAGCGCCAATAACAGAAGCCGAAAGCTGAGTAAACTGCTTATTTAGTACGTCCTGAGGGATGGCCAAATCCCTACTGGTTTTATCAATGAAAGACAGAGCATTTTGGTACTCACCCACGTCTTTGGTGATGTTTCGCAAGGCAAGCCGTTGCTTGTCAATTTCTGCTGTGTAACTAGCCGTAGCTCCTAAGGCTTGCCCAATGTTGTCGCTTAACTGGCCAAATGCTGCGCCAGCAAACGCGCCAGGAACGCCTCCTGCCAGGCCGCCTGCAATACCACCAAGAGCACTACCTATTCCACCACCTAGCCCTCCTCCGTAGAGAAAAGCCCCTCCTGCCGCTCCAAGACGTTGGCCGCCAGTGGGGCCAAGACTTTGGCGCTTTTGAATATTGGCTATGCCACGTTCTGTTCGAAGAATTTCTTTATTGACCGCTTTCCATCTGTCAGTTTCTGGAGATATCAGGCGGGCTTCTTTCTTGAGGACTTTAAGTTTTGTTTCAAATGCAGCTAGCGAGTTAGGCTGAAAAGCTTTAGCGGGTGGAGCAATGGTTCCCGCTGCTTTTGCTGCATCGTCCAATTCTTGCTGTGCTTTTTTTGCGGCCTTCGCAACTTCTTCCAAATATGCCGGACTACCTGCGCTTCCGTAGGCGGGCCCATATTCGATTCCGCCGCGAACGGGACTCGCCACATTTGGAATGGCCCCTCTTGCACCCATGCCAGCACGGAAATCCATGATGGCCTTTTCTTGCGCTGCAATCTTGTTCTTTGCAGCGACAGCAACCTTTAATCGCCTGTCCCAATCATCTTGTTCAGCTTGGAAATTTTGGCTGCGAAGCCTGTCTTCCTGGCGAAATGAATCTTCTGCAATTTGCAAAAGATCCTTGTGGTACTTGGATGCCGCACCAACAGCTTTTGTGTGAATAGCAAAATTAGCCTCGACTGCTTTATTGAGATCTCTATAGGCCCTGTCAATATTGACAACTGCATTCCGGGCGTCATTATATTCTTTTTTAACATTGCTAATTTGACGAGCTGCGTCAACAAACTCATCACTGCCAATTTCAGCCTTTTCAAATTCTTTTGTGACTTTATTGATTTCTGCGCGAAGCCGCTTAATACTATTTTCGGCCCCTAAGGAGTCAGCCTCAAATTCAAGTCTATACTCAGCCATTTGTCCTTGCCTCTCTTGTTAGTAATTTATCGACAATGTCAGGGAGCTGCTGAATGGCGTGATCAGTAAACGGACGTGCAGGTAATCGTCCTCCCGCCTTAGAGGAGTAACCATCATGCACCTCTAAAGCATAGGCCTTTTCTGCTCCATCTTCATCGGCGCCTGTCCAGACAAATGCTGTTTTATCTTCTCCCAAGCTTTCACGTTTTTGACTTGCCAGTAATCCGCCCAGGTCCACAATGTTTCTAGTGGTACCAGCTTCCTCGCCATTTCTCCGAATGGTAGTACCTGGCCATTCCCATTTCATGGCTTGAATTTCCTCTTGAAAATCGTTTTCAGCCCAATTCATGGCTTGATTGAAAACTCTTCCGAAGGCTCCTTCAAGCTTTACAAGCCGATTGCTTATGTTGTCCTGAACAGGCACAATCGCAAAGCAGATTTCTGTTGAGTCTAGCTCAATTCTGCACCAATCATGCCTACAACAGCAGGAGGAAGCTTTTCATTTTTCATCGCCCATTTCAATGCCTCTATTGTTGAATCCTGCAAATCGTTACTATCTTTCGGCTTTTCAAAAGGCAGGAACGCATCTAGGGAGACGCTATTCTTCTTTCCACCTAACGCGCTATGCACCAAGCAAGCTAATTTTGCCACTGCAATACTGTCAGCATTAATGGTTTGCTGCTTTTGCTTCACCAAGCTTTCGCTTACTGCTCTTAGAAATTTAACAGGAAGTAAGTAAAAACGTTCGGCATGAAACAATGGGTCAGAAACGCCTAGGTGGATTAGCTGAGCATAAATTTCCGTCCAGTCCGTTGAATAGTTCAGCGCCTGTTCACAGGTGCGCTCTAGCTCGCTGACAATTCCTGCTTTGGGGAATTATCTTCCTCCTCTTCGCCCTTGCCCTCCCCATAGCCCTCTTCTGTTGCCATGAAAGTTTCAATGGCAGCCAAAATAGCTGATGGAA